TGAAACACCATTCACTACAGTTACAGTGAACAAGACTTTTCGCACTGCTGCTCACTATGATGCTGGTGATCTGAATGAAGGTTTGTCTAACTTACTAACACTTTCCAATGATGGCAAGTATACTGGTGGTTATTTGATTGCACCAGAGTATCGTGTTGCTATCAATCCACGTCCAGGTGACCTGCTACTAATTAACAACCATGAAGTTATGCATGGCAATACTCCGATCGTTTGTGAAGAAGGTTCAGAGCGTATCTCTCTTGTTGTTTACTTCCGTGAGAAGATGCTTGAACTCGGTTCCAAAGAATACGAAGATACTCGTTATGAGTTTGTTGAGTCACGCAGACTGAACAAAGAACATCCTGAGTGGCGTCATCTGTGGAATGGTGTATCGCAGGGTATGTGGCTTTCTGAAGAGTGGTATGAGTATTGCGAAAGCAAACTAGGTCGTGATCAAACAGAAAAGTATCACCCAGAATCAATCAAATCATCATCGCTTGAAAGTTTCTTTTAATGTGTTCAGTTATCGGTGCGATAATTAAGAAACCCGAATACAAAGATTTTGAACTGCTTGAGAAAGTATTTCATGAGTCTCGTATTCGTGGTCTTCATGCCACTGGTATCTCTTACGTAAAAGAATACACAATCCATACTGTAAAACTTCCAGTGTCAGCGGATGTGTTTCCGTTTTCTTGGAATGACTACGTGAACGAAGATGGCAATCTCTACTTGATAGGACATTGCCGTTACTCAACATCAGACCTAGAGTACAATCAACCCATTAATAATCAAACAACTTCTGTTGTTCATAATGGTGTTATCACACAGGAACTGCCAGAAAACTGGGAAAAGTTATATGGTTATAAGTGTGAGACTAAGAATGATACTGAACTGATTCTTCATACAATTGATGATGATAAGTCACCTTTGGAAGTTTGGAAAGATTCATCTCTTGCTGTTTGTGAACTTTGGTTTTGCAAGAAACTTAAATTCTATCGCAATGGGAAACGACCACTTTACTTGACTTCTTTAGACAATGGATGTATAATTACTTCTACTAGGGATGTTATTGTTCGTGCTGGAATTACAGACCCAACAGTTGATGTTCCAATGAATACATACATTACCTTTGACGAATACCTGACTATGACAACAGAAAGGGCTGACGTTGCGGGAGTTGATTATCAAATCGGAGTTTGAATGAAATATAATACTGATGAGTTTAGCTACGGAGTTGAACTTGAGTATGGTGATAGCTATCGTTTTTGTGAGTTGCCAGATGGTGCTCAGTGGAATGATAAAGACAATACCTGCGTAAGCACTACTGGTATTGCCAACGATCCAAATGGCAAGGTGTATGCTTATGGTGGTGAGATCAATACTCGCCCAACCATGACCATTGCTGAGCAGATTGAACACATTGCTAAGATCAATGCTGCTCTGTGTCCTGCTCCTGTGGTAAACTACCGAAGCAACTTACACATTCACATTCGTGTTCCAAACCTACACAACAATCTCGAAGATTGTAAGAAGTTGTTACGCTATGTAGAACGCTATCAGCAACAGGCATTTGATATCGTTGAAACTATTCCCACACCAAACAAGAATGTTCTACCACCAGAACAATACGAGTGGGCACTGAAACGTATGAAGCGTCGTAAGAAGTCGCATCAGAATAAGTTACCACCTGCTCGTGTTGAGGCTATGTTGGCTTCTGAAACAACGCATGACTTCTATGTTAATCATGCGCACAAAAATGCTGAGGGTGAACCAGCATGGTTCCAATGCCCACGTGCTGGTATCAATCTGCGTCAGATGTGGGAAGAAACAAACACTATCGAGTTTCGTCACTTTCCAGGAACGCTGTATATGCCAGAGATGGAATCTTGTATTCGTTGGTGCAGAGACTTTCTCGATGCAGCATTAAACAGAGATGATGTATCGCCACGTGAGTTCCATGCTGAAAGCCAATGGCAGTTTCCTGACTTTGAACCTTACGAGTTTGAAACTGAACAGGTGTATCAGTGGACTAACTTTGATACCAATACAAAGAAAGACATCGAGAAACGTATTGCTGCACTTAGAAAAGAAATAGACATCGATGCTATTGGTAAGGTTACATCCCTTGATGTATTTCCTATCATGCGTCGTTTACAATCAGAGGGTTTATGAAAGTATTGTTTCTTTGTCATGGCAATGTAAACCGCAGTGCTGCTGCGGAGATTATCCTTAGACAAGACTATCCTCATATCGAAGTTAAGTCAGCTGGTCTCAAGACTACTGATGGTAGAATCACTGCCAAGAAGATGCGAGATGTTCTCAATGATGTTGGATACAAGACAGAAGGTATTCGTTCTACCGCAGTTACCCAAGAGTTGGTTGATTGGGCGGATGAGATCTTCTACATGGACGATGCCAATAAAAAGAGATTTGTCGATAAATTCGGAGACTTACCCAAAGCACAAAAGCTGTCCAATTTAATTCCTGGAGTTAAAAAGATTCCTGATCCAGCATTTGCTGATGGAACTGATATGCACCATGAAGTTGTTAACCTAATTAAGACTGCTTTGAATACATGGACTACCGCTTAAGAGAGAATCGTAGAGAAGCATTCATACGCTGGTACGCATGGTCATTAAAGTATGATGATTGCGATCCAGCTGTATGGGCTACGAATTATATAAACAAACGCTATGAGCACAATGACGAACAACGTCTGTGGCTTTGCTGGTTGTATGGTAACACATATCACCTTCCAACTGCATGGGTGCTGTTAAACGAATTCCCAGACTTTGAATTAGCCACTGTGTCTCGTATGACTCAATGGAATACGGCTAACTACAAACGTCTACGTTATCAAACAGATACCAAGTGGAACAAAGGTCACTTACCAGAGATGTTTGCTTCGTATCAAAAGTTTATCGGTGACAAATCACAACGTGAAGTAATGGAGAGTTATTATGGTGACAACGAGAGCAGAAATTTTGACAACCTGTGGAATGTCCTTAAAGGCGATCTTCATAAGTTTGGTCGTTACTCCACTTGGTTTTATCTTCAGCATCTTAAGCATACCGCTGGTGTTCGGGTCGATCCTACTAGTCTTATGTTGGATGACTATTCTGGTTCTCGCTCTCATCGTAATGGGTTGCTTTATGCCCTCGGCAAAGATGACCTTTGTGATACAAAACTTACTCAGTCGGAATACGCTGGTCTTGAAAGCGAGTCAATCTCCATCCTTATGGAAACAAGATCCCGTTTCCCCGATCTAGCAGATCAGGTAGACTTCTTTACCATGGAAACCTGCCTTTGTTCTTTTAAGAAGATCTTTCGTGAACACCATGGTCGTTACCTTGGTTACTATCTGGATCGTCAGGCAGAAGAGATTACGCAGTGCGAAAAGGATGGTTGGTTTGGTATTGAGTGGCAAGTACTATGGGATGCTCGTAGCGAAACCATAGACTTACGTTTGGATAGCAAACGTGGAATTGTCAAGGAGAACTTTACTTCCTTTGTCAGAACAGGTAAAATGTCTAATCTAGAGTGGATGTTTGATGATGAAGAATATGTTAATACAGGACTGGAGAACTTTTTATGAGAAAATTGATGGCAGTGGGTGGGCAACCAGGAACTGGTAAGACGACACTATTTCGTAAGTTTATGGAAAGTCACCAGTGGGAAACTGTGGAACCAAAGAAGATGCTCCCTGCGCTTTACTGCAAGGAATTAGATCTCTACGTATTGGGCAAGTACGAGGATGGCGAAACCTTTGCTGGAACTGATCGTTTAAGTATGGCTGTTCAGCCTGTGGCACAAAGTTTCGTGGCTGAAACCACTTCCAATATCCTATTCGAGGGAGATCGAATCTTTAATCAGTCTTTCTTGGAATTTGCCATGGGCTTGGAAGCCACCGATCTACAGGTGGTTTACCTCAAGGTTCCAAACGATCTGTTAAAACAACGCTATGCTGATCGTGGATCCGACCAGTCCGAGACTTTCCTAAAAGGTCGTGCGACTAAATATAACAACATCCTCTCAAACTTTGAGTTGATGCCCTATATTACTGAGTTTGTAAACACTAACTTAGAGGAACAAGGGAAAGTTCTTGCATTTATGGAGAAGCATTTGGTGAGTTGACATGCAAGGATTTTCTAGGTATAATTATCATTATGAACTTCCTAGAAAACGCAACTTTCAACTGGATGGAACTGCTCAACTTTTATGAGAAACCATTCAGAGCTAAACTCATTCCTGCTAAAGTCTGGAAGGATCTAGACCGCTATCGCAACGACTCAGCTGGTCTCACGAACTACGTTCGAAAGTGGCGAACCAAGATCAACTGGATCACCATTCTTCCCAAGAAAAAGTCCTACGAAACCAACGTCTATGTTGGTGGCGAGTACGATCCAAACGATCGTCAGTGCATTCTTATCATCTATGCCAAGGACTTTAACACCTTTCCCTTTACAGACTACAAATGGGATAGGTTTAAGTTTCGTCTGATTCAAACTCTGATGCATGAGATCATTCACTTTATGCAGTACGATCGCAGAGACGATATCTGGAGCAATTACGTTGTTCCTTATAAAAAGATAGGCATAGCAAAAAAAGATGCCGAACGCAGATACCTTTCCGAGTTTGACGAAATACAGGCTTATGCTCACTGTGTTTATCTAGACTACAAGATGAACAAACCCAATGTGCCAATCGAAACACTCTTGGCTCGTTGCAAGAAATCCAAAGACGCAGACTCTCCCACCCTCCACTACGTTCTTAAGACATTTAACTATGACTTTAGGAACAATGGTGCGCCACGCAAGATCATTGACCACATTGGTAAATGGCACAGAAAATATTCTAGACTTAATCCTGCCTAAATATTTGATTATTACTTATTGATGGAGTGCTAAATGTTCACTGATGTTCCTAAAATACAATCTTATGTTAAAACAATAAATAGCACTGCATTTGGTGGTGCTAGTATCGTAAAATATAATAAACCACGTAATGCTTATAATTTGCCTTCTATAAC